GGATTGTATACCTCAATAGTGTGAGATAGTTTAGGCATAGTTTCAAAGAATGCTTGTATCTTCGCAAATTGGTCAGAATTTAGATTCTCTAAAAAGTCTAGTGCTTCTTTGTGGGAGAAGGAGTCATAAACCTCTTCTGCATCATATACTTGGTCAATACACCCTGCTGCTAATTCAAAAATGTCCTCAACAGTAGGATTGTCACTCATGTTTTGTTGGATAAACGCATCTAATGAAGGATACTTCATGATGACACCAACATTACCATCTAATAAAATCTTCTTAGTGTGACCTTCAGGTACTTGGACTTCAACTTCCTCTAAAGGTACTTGGACTTCAATTTGAGTTTTTTCATCATCAGGTGCAGTAATTTTAAATTCACTAATCTCAGCAACTGCTTTTGCTCTAATACGAAGGAAGATGTATTCAATCTCGAAAGTAGCGAGTTTGTCAACTCCTGTTTTTAAGTCAGTGCAATTTTTGATGATGGTCTTAACTGCTTTTACCATTTGCTTGTTGTCTTGCGACTCCATTGCAAGGTAAAGTAGTTTCTCTTCTTTTACTAGAAAAGGTCGGTATGCAACTTTTTTGCCTGTGATAGGCATTTCCAATTCATACTCAGGTATCGATAGTTTAGGTAAAGGCATGATAACTAATTATATGTTAAGTATTTAGACGAGTATACGAGACAGGTTGGTCTGCAGTCCAAAAGTTAAAGTTAAAAGAAATAATCGTCTTAGGTATGTTAACAGGATTGGCTGGTGCTCTATGTATAAGATGACTAGGAAATGCTACTACATCCCCTTCTTCTACATCTAATTCTTGTATATCATCAGTAAATGGGTCTCTATACTCTGTTTTGGGAGTGCCTTTTGGCATATCTAGGTAGTAAACACCACTAAATTGACAGTTATGCACATGCCAACCATGATACTGTGCTTGTTTATATTGCTGATAAAAGAAATTCTTCACCTCAAAACCTTGAAAAAAGCGAGAAGGCATTTCTTTAGTAAACTCTGTTAAAACGTCATATATCCTATACTCAATAAGGTCTAGATATGCACGAGGGACATCAGGGTCTATATCGTAGTCCGAATAGATATCTAAATCGTTTGCTTGAATTCTTGCTCTCTGATTATGAATTGCTAAAAGTGCATCATCTTTATAAGCCCAATGGTCTTTTATCTTCCTCTTGAAGATAGGGCATCCAATCACTTCCATACTTTAAACACCTACTTTGGCGACATCTTTCTGGTCTAATACAAATCCTAGTTGGTTTGCAATGTTAGTTGTACTAGCCACTGTAATATCATTTATGTTACTTCCAAATTTTACTGTATTGTTACCTATTCTGTCAAATCTATATCTCTCAAAGTAAAAATTTACATTTAATTTAACTAAATCAGTAGGTCCGTTGTTAAATGATTGCTCAGACATATCATATGGGAATGCACCATACATCTGCCATACTGCAGATGAGCGATTCAATCTTGTCTTACCAACGTCGTCACCAAATGCCCCAGGTGGTTTCATCATGACATTCGATGCATTCTCCCACTTTAATACTTGTATTGTAGTTGTATACTCTTCATAGAATCCTGCTCTATTCTCTTGGTCAGCTGCGGTATTCAACATCCAGTTTTCAAAGAAATCACGATGATATTGGTCTTTTGTTACTATAAACTCTACTTGTAAATCACCAAATGCTGTGTTAGTAGCATATTTACGAGATACACCAATATCTCTCACCTCACTGGTTGTAACTCTTCTACCAGGTACAGTTACATTACTTGCAAGGTAATTAATAGAGTCATAATGCTCTTGAGCACCTCTATTGGTTATAAAACTACTATCCTCTAGTGATACACAAAGTGGCACAGGTATAATCAACTCAAAGAGGTTTGACTTTGAGGGTGTTTTATAACCAGAAGTTACAAAATCTTTAAATTGTCTAAATGAGTTAGCTGACATTAGAGTCTACTCCATACAAAACTACTGGGAATCTCAACGTATCTACCCATATTATCCCTAACAAATTGCTCAACTGGTAATGGTGTAAAGTTTTTTAACTCTTCTTTAGGGACTACGTACATATTTGTAGCACTTGACATGAAGTATTTATGGTGACATCGCTTAGGATATGCTTGTGTGCCTGATGACCACGAAGATGCCACTCCCTGCCTGACTGATGGACGCAAATAATGCAAATTTCCACCAGAAAACTGTCTTTTATTAAAATCTACATCACTTACAAGTGTCATAGGATATGTGTCAAAGAAAGGTAGAAGCTCAGTCTGTGCTGCATATTGATAGAATATAATGTCACCTACTGCAAGTATTCCACTAAAAGGTTGAAGACTATCTACCAACCGTGCACGATACCAATCTTTCCCTTTGGCAGCACCTCCTGTGGCATCTTTTATGTCAGAGAAAATACTCATACTTTTAACTCGTGCTCTGTAAGTATCTTAAATTGCATACGACGGTCTTTACAATACTCAATCGCTGCTTTCCATTTTGCCTCATTTACACAGTAGGTCTTAACTTCTGTCAGATACTTCTTTGTAACTCTGCGTTGTTTTTTGGGAGGTGACGTCTGCTTATGAGGCTTGACCTCAATGACAAACTTCTCTGTCCTCCCAGTTTTAGTCCTTGCTCTGACATAAAAGTCTGGGAAATAGCGATGAACCCGCCTATCGACAGGACTGATATAAGGTATAACGATTTCTTCACTGCCCCACTCTATTACATTTTCGTTTCTGTCGCACCAGACCATGAATTTTCTTTCCCATAAACTCCTATAAATAATATTAGTCGGGTCTCCTTTGTATTTGAATCTGTTGGTTGGTTTGTATTTTCCCGAATAAGACATAAATAACAAAATGGCAGTAGGTACTTGGGACAATCCTTATGGAAGCGAGCTAGGCGGGGGTGAAACCCTTGTGTTCCCTCGTAGTAAACCCTATGGTGCTAACTCATCATCTGCACAAGACGCAATATCAAAGGATAAGACAAATGGTACTGAGGTAGTTGACTACCTTAAGATAACTATTTATGACCCAAAGGAAGGTAATAATAGTAGTTATAATAACTCTAAAAAGAATTTAGCAAACAATGATAAAGTAAAAAGAAGTATATATCTATATCTACCAAATAAACTAAGAGAAGGATATCAAGCAAAGTATAATGGTGTAAAGTTAGGACCTTTAGGTGTAGGAGCAGTTGGTGCTGCATCTGAAGCGATAGCTGCAGGAGGTATTGGTGATAGTTTCAAAGATACCATTGCGAATATGGCAGAGTCTGGAAAATCTGTAGCAGGATATGGTATTGGAGCTGATGTTATCAATAAAGTGCTTAAATTTGGTGGTGGCGGTAATATAGGTGCAAATGATTTAGCAGCATTAACTACAGGAAGGGTATTTAACCCATATGAAGAGACTATATTTCAAGGTGTGGAGTTTAGAGACCATAAGTTTGATTTCTTGTTTGCACCTAAGAATGCATCTGACGTAGAGACTGTTGTCAATATAATAGAGGCATTTCGTGTTGCTATGCTCCCAGGAAAGGATGACAGTATGTGGTTGACTATACCTGATTACTTTAGAATTGAAATTGTTAGATTAGTGTCTAATGAAGAGGAAGAAACACTATATCCTCAATCTGGTAATTCAACAAATAAGGGTGTCTTACAGAAATTGATGCAATTCCCATCTAAAATGGTTTTGTCTAATATGGATGTGGATTTATCTCCATATGGTCCGTATACGTCTCTTAAGACAAATGACCCCTTAAATAATTCATATGACTTCGGTCCTGTTGCATATAATATGAGTTTATCATTCAAAGAAACATCTCTACTTACTCGTCAGAGTTATGGATACAATACTAGAGGAGAAAAATCATGAGTAATTATTTTTCATATTTACCAAATGTATATGTAAGGACAACAACGTATCGTCAAAATAACGTTGACCCATACGTCCTGACTAAGAATCTATTTCGTAGAGTTAAAATAAGAGACGATGTAGAGGGTTTTGTCACTGGTTTTACTCAATATACTATAGTAAACAATGAAAGACCTGATAATGTAAGTATGAAGATGTATGGCGACCCAGAATATGACTGGGTTATCATGATGACAAATAATATTACTAATCTATATGATGAGTGGCCAATGACTGAGGATGAGTTATACAAATATTGTGTTTCTACATATGATAGTCCAGAAGGTATCCATCACCATGAAAGTCAAGAAGTAAAAGACCAAAATGGCACTACTATATTAAAAGCGGGATTGACAATACCTCATAATTTTACATATAGACGTCCTGATGGGACAATGGTACCTCCCTCAGAGTTAATTGTGCCAATTACTAACTATGAGTTTGAAGCAAAGAAAAATGACTTCAAACGTAATATTTACGTATTACGCAGACCCTTCTTAACCACATTCTTAGAAGAATTCCAGTCACTTGTTGAATATGAGGATTCTAGAGAAGTTGATGATAATACAGGTTTCAAGAAAACAAAAGACGCTATCAAAGAAAACTTTATACCTGTCAAACCTACATATTCCACAAATATTGGTCAAACACCATCTGTTGATTTTGCAGTGCAACAAGACTTTGGAAATATTACAGTTGATACCTCAGGTGCAACTATTGAGGAAGGACAGCAACTTGCTGACGGTAGCACAACGGTAACAACCACTGAAAGCAGTACATCAACAAACGCTGCTTCCAGTAATACAGCGATTACAGAAACAGCGTCTAATACTACAGATTCTTCATCTTCCAGTAGCAGTAGCAGTAGTAGTGGAAGTAGCGGAAGTAGTGGGTCTAGCGGTGGTTATGGCGGTTATTAAGTTTTCTTGGTAAGTAAAATATACAATAAGATAACACCCAAAATGCAATCACAAAAAGCAAGTGCATTAATCTGTAGGAGTTTACTATTAATCCTAGTGTTACGAGAGCTATCCAAGTGTAATCTAGAGTGCCATGAAGACGATACCACCGATTCTCACCAAGTTTCTTAATTACCTTCTTTCTTAGATTATCAAAGAAAGGAGATACATGCCTCATCATAACAAAACCCTCATTTAAGACCATGAGGGTGAATCCAATCCAGAAAATCATATTCCGTTCCAGAAGTTATCTGTTGGTGTTGCCATATTCCTTGATATAACATATAAACCCACATTACATAAAAACCAGTAAATGTTGGTTATCCATGCTTGTCTCCAACAATATTTTCTATTGCTTTGGACTATATACATATTTCTCTCATTCATTGATGTGTCAGGAGATAAAGGTCTGACTTTAAGATATTGCTCTAGTAGTAATGAAATGACAAAACCTATTGCAAAGATGTAAAATAACAGGTTAAGGAATCCTGCTGCTGTGAATAAGAAGGGTAACATTAATATCTTTCGGGTATAT